TAGATCAGATAGAATCATCACTAATTATCGCTTTTAGGCAGGGGCGCGATACACAGCTTGATAGTGCCAAGAGAAGCCACATTATATTTAATCACAAGAGGCAAGTCATTATCTATATAGAGTTCAATCTGACTACAAAGATTAGTGCATTTGATAAAATAGTTGAGATTCTTTAGGGAAAATTCACCTTGAATAATATGATTATCGCGTTTCTCTATAAACTGCATATTTCCATCACATTCACACCGTCTAATCTCTGCTTTAGCAAATTGTCCATTGCATATAAAAATCAACTCGTTACCCACCGATTTTATTTCAAGTTTCTCGGAAATCTGTCCCAAATCCCTTACAATTTTCTGAAAATCACCAGACGGCATATTTAAAATACTAGAAAATTTGACATCTGGAATCTTCATCTCTTCTAGCTCTGGTTCTATTAAACGGAGTTTCTGCGTTTTACACTGCTTGATGAGCCCATTTTCAAATTTAAGTCCGAGATAATGAATGACGCCATCCGAGTAATCCTCGTTCTCAATATAGATAGTCAATGTATCATCGTTATCAATAGTATTGATTAGTTTAAAAAGGTGCAACATATTGACACCAATAATGATCTTATCTTTTTTAATGTCATATGCCTCGAAATTATCTGCTGGTAATGTTAGATTGACTAAAATAGTATGTGTCTTATCCATATTAATGATTTTTATACCCTCTCTTGTAAAGCATATATTAGTCTCTAGTAAGATGTCTTTTAATGCAGTCATTAAAACCCTAAAGGGTGCTATCTGCACGGTTTTTATTGTTAGAACATTGCTAGTCATGTCGATTCTATATTATATATTCTACTCTCCTAAATCTTTAAATAATTATGCGCAAATAGTTTATTCTGTCTTTATCTGATTTTTATTTGATTTTTATTCGATCTTTATCCGATCTTTATCATGTCTTTATTCGATCTTTATTCGATCTTTATTCGATCTTTATTCGATCTTTATTCGATCTTTATAAACGATTACCGTGCAGCGAATATTGCGTTACCACTGATCTAGCAGGCGACGGAGGACGTCTCGATTTTTTTACACTTGGAATAGATTTGATACTCGATTGGGTTCTATTATTTCTAGAAGATGGCTCTTCTTTAAGACTGCCTTGTAGCGATACAGGCTTAGTCATCTCAGCTTCTCTATATAATGCCATTAATTCTTGTTCTTCTCGTTCTTGTTCTAATCGTTGCTTAGCAATCTGTTCTCGTTTTGCTTGTTTTATAGATTGCTTGCGCTCCATTTTCTCTATTATTTCTGGAATGCCATATTTTTTTAAGAAGTCAGGAGCCTGTTTTTCTCTTGTATAAAGAGTTTGTAACTCCCGATTTATTTGTGCAGTCTTTAAAATCTCATATAGTTGTGGAATATCTATGTCATCGCCTATTATCTCGCGTTGAGACCCCACCTCACGTGTTATCTCTCCTTGAACCCGTCTCTCAATTTCAGGTTTAAAATCGGATATAAATCGATAGAAATCAACTTCAGGAAAATCCTTTACTAGGTCGCGCGCAGGGAATATCTCGATTATACGCGGTATGCGGTCAATCGATAGTCTCTTAATATTCATATTATAGATAATTCCTATCCTTTTTCTAATCTCGATATCAAGTCCATCTTGCATGGATTCCACTTTTAATCTCTCATGTAGTGCTTCCATATCACTCTTATATACATCTGTTGTTTGATTGCGACATTTATAACTACCGATTTTCGCGGTTGGTCTGCAAGGCTCCATATCTCGTTCCGGATTTCTACAGGGTCTATACTCATTATTATTTTCATCTAGATAATAATATTGTCTGCAATTGTTTTCACTATTACCATATTCCTGGCTACATTTATTCACTGGTTTTAGACAACTTTTAACACTTTTATCTTGGATTAAACCGAATAAACCTCGCGCCATCTTACCTGATCGCGTTCTTTTGTTACGTCTTACTTTTACTCTTGTCTTTTTTTTAGCTCGCCGCCGTCCCCGCTTTATAGACGCCATATATATTAATGTGTTATTTTATTATATATGACTAAAAAATATAGATTAAATATTGATTAAATAGTCTTATTACTTCATTATAGGAATAGCATCTATATTTATTATTTGTTGTGGTGTATTAATCCGCTTTTTAGCAATCTGATATTTGTCAAAATGTTTATTTTCTAATACTCGCGTCGGGACATGATTATGAACACTTCTAGCAATCATTTTATATAACTTAAAATCAGGATATCTCTCATCGCCATTATTCTTATATAGAACATTGCGCCCTTTATCATCTTTGATCCATTCTAATATAATCTTTTTTATAGGCGATTTTACCCGTTTAACATCCTCTATATCATCGATCAAGAAATCAAATAGACTACATCCTAATCTGCATAAGTCGAAGCTGCGATTTGGCTCTAAACGAGGTTTATCCGCGTTAAAATATGGCTCAAAATTGTATTGAGTATGCGCGTCGCCATCTCGGCTAAAACTGTCACTACATAACAGGTTACCCTTGAAACGGTAAATGGCTCTACCAAAATCAATTATCTTATATATCTTGCCGAATGTTGGCACTCGATAATGGCGTTCTCCAAATCGGTAATACAGGTATTTTTTCTCAGTCACATTATACACTATGTTATTAGTATGCAGATCATTATGTGTAAAATCAAATACTTGTTGATATGTTATTAGTGTGAAAAGTATCTGCAGGATAATACTATCCCATTCATCATCACGAATCTTATTATTCTCAATATAGTTATCAAGTGTATTATTGCAGTTTTCTAAGAAGATTAATTGCACTGGAAACTCCTTAATCTTTATAAAGACGTTTTCTGGTTCTTCTTCGCTTGATTCTTCTTCCTCGTCTTCCGGGTCGCTAGACTCATCACTTTCATCGCTTGTCTTTTGTGTATTACTGCTTCTAGAGGAACAACTACTTGAAGTGCTATTTGTTCTGTGTCCACTACCTTTAAGTCGGGTTTTGTCTATATCTTTATCTTTATCTTTGTCTTTTTCCTGATCTTTATCTTTATCTCCTTCTTTTATATCGACTTCAGGGTTCTCACATTCATATTCACATAGTAATTCATTAGTATTAGTTTCTACTTTTTCACCATCAGTAATGTCTCGTAATATCTTGCTATCAATATTAAATATCTCATCAAGACATTCTAAATCTTTAATATCCGAGAGATTGAGTAGGTCTTCTTCGCCCTTGACATCTAGATCTGTGGTATCTAAAACAATCTTGTGTTTATTTTTTTTTGTCGAATTATTAAATAACTTTTCATATGTTTCACTCGGAATACTATATTTCTTATCACGATTCCGATGAAACTCTTCTGTTTCATTTAGAATATCTATCTCATCTTCAATATTAAAGACAAAATCACTCTTAATTCCTAAAAATGAACCATAGAAGTCTATGCCATTTGCTAAATTATAGTTATGTAGTAATGCACTTGAGAGAAACGAGAAAAAACTATCTACATATGATACATTATTAGTATCTAGCATTTTTGTATGGCATTTATTGTCTGATAATGAAGGTAGAGTGCAAATATCGGTTTCTGCATCGTATTTATCTATAATGTATTTAACCGGATCTATTAGAGGACTAAACTTAATAAAACTGTTCCTAACTAAAATATTATCAGAACTATCTGTAATAGATATTCGATATTTATTATCATTAAATCGTTCCTCTATCTTTGTTACAAACTGCTTGTTATTTAGATTGATAGAATTCCAATTTGATTCATTTAATTCAAAGAATTTATTATATAATGGTATGTAGTTTTGGACACGAGTAGCACCTATAATTTCATCTTCATCAAATGGGTGATTGTTTTTTTTATAAAAGAAATCCATTATTTTCTATATCTATATAAATTTAATCTTGTGTTTAAACACATTTTAAAGAAAAACTATTATTCTCTCTTATTCTCTCTAAATCTAAATATGCGTTTCTATAATCCAAATTTTTTCTATAATAAATTTAAGCCTAAGCAATGCATTTAGAATTAAAGAGATTCGATATGAAGAAGATTACATTTAAGCCTACTGAAAATACCGGTCCAGTTATTGTTCTTATTGGACGTCGGGACACCGGTAAATCTTTTCTTGTGAGGGATTTATTGTTCTATCATCAAGATATACCTATTGGAACTGTTATTAGTGGAACTGAAGCTGGCAATGGATTCTATAGCGCCCATGTCCCTAAACTATTTATTCATGAGGAATATAATACGGCGATAATTGAAAATGTTTTAAAGCGTCAGCGCACTGTTTTAAAGCAGATAAATAAGGAAATTGAGACATATCGTAGGAGCACAATTGACCCTAGAGCGTTCGTCATACTGGATGATTGCCTTTTTGATGCTTCTTGGACAAAAGACAAGATGATGAGGCTCTTGTTTATGAACGGGCGTCATTGGAAACTGATGTTGGTCATCACAATGCAATATCCGTTAGGCATTCCACCAAATTTACGGACAAATATTGATTATGTTTTTATCCTACGTGAGCCATACATTTCTAATAGGAAGCGCATATACGAGAATTACGCCGGTATGTTTCCCACATTTGAGAGCTTTTGTCAGGTCATGGATCAATGCACCGAGAATTACGAATGTCTAGTCATTAATAATAATGCGAAATCGAATAAGCTTGGAGATCAGATTTTCTGGTATAAGGCGGAATCTCATAAGGACTTTAGGCTGGGATCTAAGGAATTCTGGGAACTATCTAAGAATATAA